TTCGTTGATATTAGTTAGCATCATTCTTCTTCCCCCGTTTCGCATGAGCATTTACTATCAATAAAATTACACCTAATGCAATAATGCCTATATTCGATTTCTTTGGTTTTAGTGTTAATAAATTTGAAGATGACCTCACTTTTATTTCGACTAGTAAAAGTGATTTTATAATCTCCAATTTTTTGATGATGACTCATTGATTCATCCACTCCAGTATGGACAATACGATCAGTTTCTCGTATCCTGTAGGATTATCTGATAATCTATTGACTAAAGTTGCAGCAAGTTTTTTGTTATCGAAATCGTTGATGTCAAAAGCATCTTCCTGGTCAAGTTTAGATCTAATTGCATCTTCGATGAAACTAGAGCGACTATTATTTCTCGCTCTAGATTCTAATTCTCCGACCATTTTGTATGGTAGATAAAGGTTAATTTTGGTTTTTCGGCTCATCGGGTTCACTCCTTTCAGATTGGGGTGGACCCACCCCTATAAGAAGGTATGGGGAAAAGGCCCACTGCGGGGGGGGATTGGCCTTTGCGACAGCCCACCTGTTCAAGATAAGGAATTGCATTAGTTTATAGTCTTCATTGTGGGACATCCCATCATGGCGAAAGCAGTAACAAAAGAGTTCGAGATATTCATCGAAACACAAGCAGACACATCAGCAGACAACACAGCACTTGACATGATGGATTATGTCGACATTGCTGATAACCAGGCGTTTGAGATTCATGAAGTCTCATTAGTTTTAGATCCAACTGAAGCATTCCCAGCAGCAGATGTAGAAGCAAGATTCCAATTGGCAGATGCTAACCTTACAAACTTCGTTAGTCACGCAGACCGCGCATCACTGTATGTTGCTCGTCAAACATTTGATAGTGCTACACTAGGTATGTTCCACCAAGAATCATTTAGTTCAATTACACCTCTAATTGTATCTAAGACACTATTCCTAAGAAATGTGTGCAGTACTGGAACACTAGATTACACTCTGCGCCTTAAGGGACGGATCGTCACACCATCCGCTAAGGACTACATGGCGCTTGTTTTGACCCAGACTGGAAACCTTGCTTGAGGTGGTTAGCCTGGTCAAAGTAGAAGGAACTCTTGACGAGTTGCGGGAACTGTTTGTGGAAGGTGCTAAGAGAGAAGCCCGTAAACAAGCAAAGAAGGCAGGTGGAGAAATTGTTGCTACTGGTGTTAAGAAAACTCGCAAGGTTGTTAAGTCGGCTTGGCAGAAATATATCGGGAAGAAATCGAATCAAATTAGAGTTAAGTCTGGAAAGCGAAAGGGAATGCTTGACCTCGCAAAGATGTCAAGAGCCTACAAGCGAGCTCAAAAGGCTAAAGGAAGGAAGTGATTGAATGGCCCGTATTATTGATAAAAATACGAGAATGATTGACCTGGACTTTGGCGAAATAACAATCGCTGCGTTTAGAGAGTTTGATTCATTAATGCCAACTTCAGTGACTTCTACCGGTAGCGGTACAAGCGTTGTGTTAAATGTATTAGCGGGTGGTGAATTATACGCAGGTTCCTTTATTCAATATGTTCGTTTAGATCTAGATTTCATGGCTCGAAATAATGAAGTTATGCTGCCTGTTGAAGCATCAATTCAAAGAACATCTCCGGTTCCACTGGGTTACAATGTTAACGGTAATAATTTTGACCAAACTGAAGAGTTTATTTTTATTCTTTCTCGCCCACTTAACAATCATGAACTTACCATAGCAGGTTCTGTTGGTGAATATAATGTTTTTAGAAACATGGGTTTGGATGGAACATCGGCCGCAACATATGCAAACATCACAGGTAAGGCCGGGGCAGTAACTCAAGCACAAACAATATACGCGGAAAAGAGAATGTATTCTTACAACAATAATTTAGGTGCAACTCAATCCAATGGTGAACTATTAGATGCCCTTGGTCCAGGTCCCAATCCATATAACTCTGTTATGGGAATGCCAGTGTTAGATAGCGTCACAACATGGGGTTCAATGGGGGCAATAACTGGTCCCAACTTGCATTGTTATCGCGTAGTAATACAAAGAAATCAAACATTTGCAGGTACATTCGGAGAAGCTAATCTTCCAAGACAAGGCGATAGTAGTTCTAATTGGCCCGCAGTAAGTGTTCGTTTCTTGTGTAAAGACCCTAACTATACTGAAGGAGAATACCTTACTAGAATCGCTAATGCTATGAATAACATATCTGAAGGCGGATCTGTATCATGACATTCTTCGCAATACCCAGGGAGATAGACCCAAGAATCGAACAAAGGGTATTTACTCCAGAGGAGTATGCTTCAATGGGATACATGCAAAGAAAAGATTACGATCCAAGTATGTTTCGTTCTGGTGGATATTCAAGTTTTAATCAATTTGATATGAACTTTCTTAACCTACCTGTCTATCGCGCTGATACTAAAGAAGAGTTTGCCATGGATGCCTTTTTTTTACTAGGCTCCTTTGCTACTGGTGGAACTGCTGCTGGATTAAAGTTTGCAGCAGGTAAACTAGAATCAGATTGATTCGGGTATCTTAGTAGGGTAAGATTCCCAACCACAACCATTTGTAGTTTCACAAACTTTGCTTACTGCAATGATAGATCCACTTGGCTCTTGCAAGTGATACTTGGTAATGCATTTTTTACCACAAACAAAACACTTCATACTGAAATACACCACCCTAGTCTTTCTGCTGCTGCGCCACAAAGAATGCAACTAAGTCTATCTCCATCATCATGATGGACAATGCATCTTTCATCACCTGCAAACACCATTGACCAACAAACTTCGCATTGAATGTCTTCGTTGATATTAGTTAGCATCATTCTTCTTCCCCCGTTTCGCATGAGCATTTACTATCAATAAAATTACACCTAATGCAATAATGCCTATATTCGATTTCTTTGGTTTTAGTGTTAATAAAT